AAGATGTAGAAGTAGATGAACAACAACAAACAAATGAAGGAGTAAGCGAATGGCAACCCATGTCGGAACAAGCGGAGTAGTCAAAGTAGGAGCAAATGCAGTTGCGGAAGTGACTGGTTTTACTATTGATGAAACAAATGACACAGTTGAAGATACTACCCTTACAGATACTGCTAAGAGTTATATTGCATTAAGAAAAGATGCTACAGGAACTATTGAGTGTCATTGGGATGAAACAGATACTACTGGTCAAACTGCATTAGCGGTAGGATCATCAGTGACTTTAAATCTATATCCTGAAGGTGCAGATAGTGGTGACTTGTACTACACTGGCACTGCATTAGTGACTGGCGTATCTCAGAATGTATCTATGGACGGAGTTATTGCTAGAACAATAACAGTTCAATTCTCAGGCGGCGTAAGCACAACAACTGTATAATTTATAAATGCCAAAAAAGGATTACCTTGAAGGTGCTATCTCACACTTTAAACACCAAGAGATAAAAATTATAGAAGTTGAAGAATGGAACTTAACTGGTGAAGATGCCATTTATGTTAAACCATTCACGCTGCTTGAAAAGTCTGAAATCTTTAAAGGATCAAACGATAGTGATCTCACAGTATTAGTAGATGTTATAATTAAAAAAGCAGAAACAAAAGATGGTGAGAGAATGTTTGATCTAGAGAGTAAGATTAAAATGAAGAAGTTTGTTGATCCTGATATTATAGGCAGGGTAGCAGGACAAATCATGGGAACAATCCCATCTTCAGACACCTTAAAAAAAAACTAAATTCTGATCCTGATTACAGGTTTCATTTTTTCCTAGCAGAAAAACTACATAAAACTATTGGAGAACTAATGCAAATGCCAGTAGAGGAATTTAACTCATGGGCAGCATATTATAATCTCAAACACGAAGAAGAACAAAAAGCATTGAATAAACAAAAGATGCAAGGTAAAAGAAGATAATGACTAAACAACTCAATATTGACATTATCGCAAAAGACAAAACGAAAAGAGCCTTAACAGGAGTACAAAATAGGCTCAACTCAGTAAAATCATCAGTATTTAGTTTAAAAGGTGCATTAATAGGTATTGGTGCAGGTGCAGCTATAAGATCATTTGTTAATGTAGGTAAAGAAGTTGAGAGCCTACAAGTTAGATTTAAGTTTTTATTTGGATCAGTAGAAGAAGGTGCAGTTGCATTTGATAATCTTACAAAGTTTGCAGGTAAAGTACCATTCTCTTTAGAGGAAATATCTAGGGCATCAGGCAATCTAGCGGTTGTAGCTGATGATGCTAATGATCTTAATAGAATATTAGAAATCACTGGTAATGTAGCAGCAGTCACAGGATTAGATTTTGAAACCACATCTAGCCAAATTCAAAGAGCCTTTTCAGGTGGTATTGGTGCTGCTGATTTATTTAGAGAAAGAGGTGTTAGAGCCTTATTAGGTTTCCAAGCAGGTGCTAAAGTCACTGCAGAAGAAACAGTAGAAAAATTTGAAGAACTATTTGCAGGAGATGGAAGATTTGCTAATGCCACTAAAGATTTAGCTACAACTCTTGAAGGTACTATCTCAATGATTGGAGATAAGTATTTTAATTTTCAAAAAGACGTAGCAGAAGGATTTTTTGATGAATTAAAAAAAGAGTTTGGTGATCTTAATAAATTCTTAGAAGAAAATGAAGAGCAGATAAAAGATATAGCAACTGCTATTGGTCAAAACTTTGCAGGAGCAATTCAAAAAACATCATCTACCATAAAGGGAATAGCACCTGCCGTTAAGACTGTTGCAGATGCTTTAGGTACAACCATTGATGGGTTTAAATCACTGCCAACTTTTGTTCAAGAAGCAGGAATTATATCTGTACTTTTATTTGGTAAAAAGGGAGTGATTGCTTTTGGTGCATTATCTTTTTTAGTGGGAGAGATTAAAGATTTAGTTGATGATATTGCTGATAAAGATATAGCCAAAAATTTAATTGCTGCTTTTCAAACAGGTGAGATTGATAAATACAAACTTAAACTTGAAGAAGTAGATATTATTCTTGGGTTTTTGCAAGGTAAGGGAACATTAGGAGCGAAAGCAAAAAGAGAAAATGATGCATTAATAGAACAATTCACACAGTTAAGAAATCAAATATTAATGTTTGAGGAAAGCCTTGAATTAGCATCTCAGCAAGGAAGTGCGTATGCAAATGTAATAACAACAGTAAACAAAGAATTAGATAAGAATAATAAAACTACTGAGAAAGCAGTATCTTTACAAAAAATATTAAATGATTCATTAGCTGAATTAACTAAAAGAGGTCAAGAAAACTTATTAAGAATTAGAGAAGAATTTAATCCATTATTTGCTATCCGTAATCAGCAAGAAGAAGAAATAAAAGAATTAAATATTGCCTATAATAGAAAGCTATTAGACTTAGAAGAATATCAAAAGTTAAGACAACAGATAGAAGAAAAATACTCAAAACAAACTGCTGAAAGTGCATTTGAATTATTAAAGAAGGGTAGATTATCAGAGTTAGAATTTGAAAAATTAACACAAGAAGAAAAGAAAGAAATATTAACTGGTGCAGGTAGAGATATATTAGGCAACTTATCTAAATTTAATAAAGAAGCATTTAGGTTAAATCAGGCATTAGCAATTGGTGATGCTATTATGAGTACCGCTCAAGGTGTTGCCGCAGGTTTAAAAAAGGGTTTCCCTGTAGGCTACATTGAAGCTGCTATTACTGCTGCCAAAGGTGCTGCACAAATTGCAGCAATTAGATCCGCACCTCCACCAAGAGCCTTAGGTGGTAGCGTGACTGCAGGACAACCTTATATTGTGGGTGAACAAGGTAGAGAGGTTATGATTCCTTCTACTAATGGCACTATTGTATCTAATGATCAATTAAACAAAGGAACAGTAGTCAATGTTAATATTATGGCTAATGACACAGAGGGATTTGATGATTTATTAGTTAAACGTAGAAGTGTTATTGTTAATGTGATAAATGATGCACTGAACAGTCAAGGGAAGGAAGCATTGATTTAATGAGTGGTACATATCCAACATCACCAACATTTAAGGCATTAGGATTTAGTTCTGAACAAAAAACAATCACATCTACTACTGACAGTGGTAAGATGTTTAGCGTTCAAGTGGATGGTCAAAGATGGAAGTTCTCAGCTTCATATGCACCCATGGGAAGAACTAAATTTGCTCCTGTCTATGCATTTATAATTAAACAAAGAAGTCAAAAAGAAACATTCCAAATAGTTCCACCTGTTATTTCTAGTGCCAGAGGTCATGAAGTAAATAATGTTGCAGTCAATGGAGCACATACCGCAGGTGATACAACCATAGCAGTAGACGGACACCATAATAATTCAGCAGGTGCTTTTTTAGCAGGTGATTTAATTAAATTTGGTAGCCATAGCAAAGTCTATATGATTGTTGAAGATGTAGATCCATCAGGAAACGCATCTACTTTAACGATAGAGCCACCACTACGAGAAAATTTAGCTGATGATGCTACAATCATTTATGACAATGTTCCATTTACAGTTAGACTGACTAATGACATTCAGCAATTTAATACTGACGATATAGATTTATATAAATTTGAAGTTGATTTCATAGAGGCATTGTAATGGCTAGAGGATTATCTAGTGCTTTAAAAACTGAATTAGCAAATCAAAATATCAAGCCTATTCTCTTAGTAGAAATACTATTTCCAACACCACAAAGAATTACAAATCACTACAAAGACATAACTCATAATTCTAATAGTTATACTGCAAGTGGGCATTTATTATCTATTACCAATAAGGCAGAAAGTGCTGAAATAAATGTTTCTAATTTTACAGTTAATCTATCAGCAGTAGATGGTGCATTTACATCTATTATTTTAAATAACAATGTAGCCAATGATATTGTCAATATTGATATTGGATTATTAAATAGCACAGATGCTTTAATTGATACTTACAACTATGACAAAGGTTATATTGAGAGTTTTAGAATAGACACAGATAAAGGATTAATATCACTAATCTGTACTTCTCATTTTTCAGATTTTAGTAGAATAGCAGGTAGAAGAACAAACGAAGGAAGCCAACAAAGACTATTTGCTACTGATAGAGGATTTGAATTTTCAGGACAAACAATTCAAGATATTAAATGGGGAAGGTCTTGATTGAAGTTATTGAGTTCCTAAAAAAATTTAAAGAATATCAAGAACACTCTAACCAAGATTTAAAACAACATTTACAACCAAGTTTTACTCTAAACCAATATAAGATATTTAAAGATAAAGAAATTATAGGTTTTATTAATTGGGCGTTTCTTAATGATATACAAAAAACAAAATTTATAAATCATGCAATCATAGACCAAACTAATTGGAATTGTGGTAATAATTTATGTGTTGCCAATTTTGTATGTAGCCAAAATATAAAGGATATGGTTAATTGGTGTAAAGATTTTGCTAGAAATCTAAAGTATGATAAAGAAATAGTCTGGGTAAAAGCATTTAGAAACAATAAAATTATTAGGGTAAATAAACAATGGCAGAGATAATCAAACCAATTCAAAACGCGGTACAAAAGGTTGTATCTTGGTTTATTGATATCCCAGAAGTTCCAGATTTACCACAAGTAGAGGAAATCAGAGGAACTTTAGTTAATAAACAATCTAATAATGCACAAATCCCTGTAGTTTATGGTGAGAGATTACTTGGGGGAACTAGAGTATTTGTTGAAACAAGCGGAACTGATAATACTTATCTTTACATGGCTTTAGTGTTATGTGAAGGTGAAATCAATGCAGTCACAGAAATTCAAGTCAATGATGAAACAGTCACATTTAGTGGTGGATTTGCTAATGGTACAGAAATTACTTCTAATGATAGTAATTATGGAACAACTGTTAAAGCACAACCTTTTTATGGTGCAGATGACCAATCAGCTTCAAGTTTATTATCAACACTTACAAATTGGGGTAGTAATCACAAATTATCTGGGATTTGCTATGTGGCTTTTAGATTTGAGTGGGATGCGGATAAATACACAGGCATACCTAATATTAAAGTAAAAGTTCAAGGTAAAAAGATTTCTACCTTTGATGGGAGTAGTAATGAAACCACAGGACAATATTCTACTAATCCTGCATTTGTCTTATTAGATTTTTTAAGAAATGAAAGATATGGAAAAGGTATTCCATTAACAGAAATTGATGTGCCTAGTTTTTATACTGCCTCAACAATAGCAGATACAACAGTCACTTATTACACAGGAACAACAGGCAAATTATTTGAATGTAATGCAGTCTTAAATACTAATAAGAAAATATTAGATAACGTTAAAACTCTTTTAAGAGGTATGAGAGGTTTATTACCTTATGTTCAAGGTGAATATAAACTTTTAATAGAAAGCACAGGCACTGCAACCTTTACGTTAAATGAAGATATTATTATAGGTGGTGTTAAATTAGAAAGTGAAAGAAAAGATCAAAAATATAATCGTGTCTTAGTAAACTTTGTTAATCCTGAAAAGGGATATCAAGCAGATACTATCGTTTATGATACAGACCATGCCACACTAAAGACTGCTGATGGCGGTTTCTTACAAGAAGGAAATGTCACTTTAGATACAATTAACTCACCCTATCAGGCACACGAATTTGGAAAAATTGTTCTTCAAAGAAGTAGAAACAATTTGAAGCTAGGACTTACTGTTAATTATGAAGCATTAGATTTAGCAATAGGTGATATTGTGAATGTTAGTTCAACAATATTGGGAATGACAAATAAGCCATTCAGAGTAAGTGGTATGACATTAAATGCAAATTTTACTGCTAGTCTATCTTTACAAGAACACCAAGACAGTTGGTACACATTCAGCACTATTAATGAAGTAGCTATTGTTCCAGATACAAATCTACCTAATCCTTTCACAGTACAACCCCCTGCTTCAATTACCTTATCAGATGATTTAGTAGAATATAATGATGGTACTGTAATCACTAGATTATTAATTACAGTTGGTGATTCACCAGATGCTTTTGCTGATGATTTTGAGATTGAGGTAAAACAGACTTTAGATAAAGACGGAAACGCAGTAGTAGATGATTTTAGAATTTTATCTCAAGGTAAGGCATTAGAATATCAATTATTAAATGCTATTGATGGTGCTACTTATGAAGTAAGAGCCAGAGCCATTAACAGTCTTGGTGTAAAATCTTCTTTTGTGACAGATACGCATAAAGTAATTGGTGCAACATTGCCACCTGCCAACGTAGAAGAATTTTCAATATCATTAATAGGTAGTGACCAAATGCAGTTATCTTGGTTGCCAGTTGCTGATTTAGATGTTGAATCCTATGAAATACGCTATCAAAAAGTATCTAGTGGTTATCAATGGTTTAATTCTAC